GGTACTCCAGAAGCACTGGCCTGACGTTCCCCGCTGGGAGGATGTGCAGGAGTTCCCCCCTCCAGGCGTGGAGATCGTATCGCCGGATCTCATCGCAGCGGGCTTTCCGTGTGTTGATATTTCTTATGCAGGTAAAGGAGATGGTATTCATGGAACAGACTCAGGACTCTACTGGGAAGCCCTTCGCGTTATTAGAGAATTTCGGCCAACCTGGGTCTTACTGGAGAACGTCCCAGCGCTCCTTATTCGAGGAATGGGAGATATTCTCGGATCGTTGGCCGAGAGCGGCTACGATATTAGCTACTCATGCTTATCAGCAGCAGCCTTGGGGGCCCCGCATATTAGAGAAAGGGTGTTTCTTATCGGGAGACAGGCCGATGCCATCCTCGGGAATGTTTCCAACTCCTACGTCGGTGAGGGGGAACCAGGTTGGGAGGATGGACGAATGGGGGGGATCCGGCAGTCGCTCATCGATTTCCGCGCTACCGTTGGCAGAGACGCGTGGGCATGTGAATCCTCCGTGGTGCGAGTGGCTAATGGGGTTCCCCGAAGGATGGACAGACTTAGAGGATTAGGCAATGCAGTTTGTCCGCCCGTGGCACAGTTCATTGGTGAGCAGATAATGAAAGTGGCAGAAGAGGAATGGCTTCGTGCCCAAAATGTGGTCTAAGGACACAGGTGATCTACAGGAATGATTTAAGATCGGCCTGCTATTGCCACATGTGTGACATCATTGTTCAGAAATGGAAGTCAGATGGCCCAAAGGATCTGGGATCTAAGCCCATACAGGAGAGTGATAACGGCCCTGGCCGAGGCGAGGGAGAACCAGAAGGGGGACTTTGAGAGTACCCGCAACTGGGCGGACGGATCCACGCACTTCCTTGGCCTGACCGGCGAGTTGACCGTCAGCCTCGAGTCTGGCGTACCCATGGATACCGATCTGCTGATCAAGGGGGACGGGGGTACGGATTTCGTCATCGAGGGCCAGCGGTGTGACGTTAAGACCTCGACCTACTGGGAAGACCCGCACCTGAAACTGACGCCGGATGTTGAGCGGCGGGCTGATATCTATATCCTGGTCGCCGTCAACGAGGATCTCCAGTCTCGCATCTGCGGCTGGGCCACGGCAGGGGAAATCGACAAGGCAGAACTTGTTGATTATGGTCGGGGGGCTATTCACAGCATCCGAGAGATCGAGCTACTCGAGCGGAAACAGTGTGGCCTGCCGCCGTTCTTTCCTCGCCGGCTCAACTGAAATGATCCGGTATTCAGGGCATCCGCAGTTCGGACATCGCCCCTCCCGGTGCAACTGATTGCACCTGTTACACCCCTTCTGTATTTCACCGATCTTAGGGGGGGTACTCTTTTTTTTGGACATATTTGAAACTTCTCTTGAACCAATCCAGTGGTTTGAGCGACACTTTCAATTGTACCCAGGACTTACCCGAGGAGAGAATCTATGTCTACAGATGTAACTCAGGATGTAACTCAAGATGAAGTAATGGAAGAAGATATACAGCAAGAGGTTACGGAAGAGCCGGTAGCCGCACCGGAACTCGACCTGACCGATTTTTACGATGACGAGCCCGCACAGGAACCCGTCCACGAACAGCCGCAGGAGGCTTATCCCGAGCAGAATTACGAGCCGACCCTGGCAGACCAGGTGAGGCAACTCGGGTTTACCGATGTTTCAGATGATGGCGAGGCACAAGATCGTTTACTTCAGTCCTACCAGCAACTGGCGAACCAGAACCAGGAGTGGGCGAACTATTCGCACCAGCTGCAGGGCCAGTATGACCAGCAGTTGCAACAGCAGCAGCAATACGCTGACTACGGACGAGAGCAACTTGAGCAACAGCAACAACAGCAACAACAGCAGCAACAGCAGCAACAGCAGGAACAGGGCTGGTGGGCACCCCCGGAATTCGACCTCGACAGTCTGGATCAATACCGGGAGCAGGTATTTAACCAGGAAACGGGAGCTGCGCAGTGGGAATGGCGAGATGGAACCCCGCTCAAGGTCAAGACAGGGGCCGAGCAGTACGCAAACTACATTGAAGACTGGGCCGAGAAACTACTTCGCCGGCCCCAGGAAGTCCTGCCCGATATTATTAAGCAGGAATTCAACAAGCTGTTTCCCGAGGCATATTCCAAGATTATTGAGTACACGAGTGATCAATACAGCGGGATGCAGCAGCAGGCGGCAGTCAACGACATTAACACGCGGAATGCCGACTGGGTGTACCAGCGGGATCCCCGAACCCAGAATTATGTACAGGACGTGAACGGCAGTCCTGTTCTCTCCCAGGAGGGGGCAGCTGTCACAGGCTACATAAACTACTTCCGCCAGCAGGGAATCAGCGACCCGAACACGCTGTGGGATCTTGCAACGCGGATGTATGCAGGCGACTTGTCGGCAAGCATGTTATCGCAACAGCAGCAGCAAGTGCAGCAAACATATGCTGCGCAGGAGCGAAACATGCAGCACCTGCAGTCGCAGTCGCCTGCATCTTACATACCGAGTGCGGCTGGAAGTATTCCACCGCCATACGAACCCGAGGCACCGTCGCAGAATCCGCATTTGAGTGCGGGTGAAAAATTACGTCAGCAGGCCATAGCGGATGGACTGTTCTAACTTGTTGTGACTTTTGAGAAGGGGTTTTAATAATGGCATACAAGGGATTCAATCCTGTTGCCTTCGCCCGTACGTCTGCGACAACTCTCGCAAATCACATCCGCGAAGTTGAGGAGTCAATGCTCCGAAACTTTCAGTTGGGTGCATTGCTCGAGGCAGCCGGTCGGGTGAACTACAACAACAGCGGTGAAGGCTTTGACTGGCCCGTGCAGTATCGACTCCACAAGGTGGAAGGAAATACTGGCGAGACTCAGCGAAACTTCGCACGTCGCAACCTCTGGAAAACCGCGAACCTTGAGTTCCGTGGCTACCAGACAACCGACGCAATGTACTACCGTGAATTCCGCTCCAACAAGGGGCCGGAAGGCATCGTCAAGGTATTCGACAAGTTCGTCCAGCGACTGGAAACTTCCATGACGCAGGCGTTCGGCGGCGAGTACTACGTTGACGGTTCCGCCTCGGGTAACGAGCAGTCCTGGCACGGCCTGGAATCCATGTTCGTTATCAACGGCACGGTGACCGCAACGTCCGGTGCCCAGCGATCAGCGAATGCCGCTGACATCGTTGGTTATCCGAACGACACCTATGCTGGGTTGATAACGAATCTCGGCAACTATGGTGGCGAGAATGAGTCGAGCCAGTATTGGCCTGATGGTATCGCTGATGGCGAGTATGACTTCTGGTCGCCGCTGGTTGTGAATTACACGACCACGCACGAAGACCTTCCCAGCACCACCAATACCTGGGCTGGTCAGGGCGACGAGGCCATGCGTTACGCCATCATTAACAGTCAGCGAAATGCCAGCAAGACCGGCCAGATCACCAACATCATGTTGGCTCGTGATCTGTACATGGGACTGCTGAACATCATCGATGACAAGGAACGCATCGCGATTTCCAGCGAGAATTCACTTCGGGCCCTCGGGTTCAAGCAGACGGTGAACTTTGATGGTGTCGAGGTGTCATGGGAAGCCGGAATTGAATCCGGTGTTGGGTACGGCCTGAACTACGACAATATCGAACTGAAAAGCATGGATGAGAGTCTCCTGCGGTCGGAAGGCCCGGAGTACGACATCCACAGCCAGGCGTTTGTCGCAGCCGTTAGCACGTTGAGTAACCTCAAGTTCTCATCGCCGCGTAACTTTTTCAAACTGGCCGCACTTGCATAGTGCTTTTTGACAAGGAAAGAAAAACATGATTTACGTTGATCCTCCTTTTGATTTGGGCGAAACGCTCAAGGGGACTGATGACGACAGCAACCTGATCAATACCCATTGGCAGGGCGCTATCTTTGAGTTTCCAGATGTTGACCGAACGCCTGCGATTCGTGGCGGCAAAAGTCGCCGCAGCGGGAATAAGCTGCGGGCTATTTGTGTTCGCAATACCTCCGGTGGTGATCTGACTGTTTCCAGTCTGTGCTGTCAGTTTAATGTCGCCGTGGGTGATTACACTGTTACCTCGCAGACTACTGCCAACTCCGAGTACCGAAAGGTTTTCAGTACTTGCAAGGCGGTAACTGCGGCAGTGAACCTCTGGGGCGGCATTGGCGACCCTGAGCTTGGCAGTAACACTGTTGCTGATGATGATCTTTTCTGGGTTGTTATCGGCGGGGTGTGCCTGGCGAAGCTGAAGGCGAGCGAAACCGTTGTTCCCGGCGACCTCCTGAAATCTTCTTCCGCTGGTTACCTGGAAGAAGTAAACACAGGAAGTGACGCAGAGGTTCTGCTGGAAGCTGTGAATGTAATT